GTCTTGCGCGCTGGCCCTAATCCGTGGGTCACGTCCCCTTATTTATCGTGGAGAAATGGAGAATCGAACTCCAGAATCCTGCGTGCAAGGCAGGCGCTTTACCAACTAAGCTATATCCCCATATGTGAAGGTCCGGCGTAGAACGGATCGAAAGACACTGCTGTAGTTCTACCCCGTTACTTTCCCCGGACCCTCACGAAACGTCGTCCGCTGCCCCCAGTGACTTTGGAGGACTCTCCGCATCTACTGACAGTGCGCTACGACTCAGCAGCCTTGGCGGGATTTGAACCCGCATGATTCCTCCGTGAGAGGGAGGTGGGTCTGCCAATTCCCCTACAAGGCCATGTGGCAGACGATCAGGTGCTTTTGGTCCTTCCCGACCCTTTGGTCAGAGTCGAAGGGGGCGGAAACCCCAATGATCTATTCGCTGTGGCCACAGCTTCAACGGCTCAGGGCTCTAGAACCCTGCCGTCCGACGCATCTGCCTGCGCCGTGTCGAGCCTACTGGGAGAGTCGAACTCCCAGGGGGCGGAATTATGGAGCCTGTATCGGGATTCGAACCCGAGAAACCTCTTTCGTACCAGGAAAGCGCTCTACCTAACTGAGCTACACAGGCATTTAGATGGGTTGCTCACACGGGTCGTGAATCCGGATTGTCCCTCCCAATGAGGGCCGACTTACTTTAGTCGATGAGCGACGTGGGCAGAGAGGGATTCGAACCCCCAACGTTTCTTAAGTAACTGGTTTACAGCCAGCGTGCTTCAGCCATTTGCATACCTACCCAATGTGATGTCTCTCCATCAGTCAAGCCTGGTTGGGGCGGCTTTCCCTGCACTGTGTTCCCGTGACCTGCGGCGATGCTGAGACTAGGGTTTGGCGACCCTAACCATATCTTTCGACTTGAGAGCGCTACCCTCAACCAACATCTATCTCATCCGGAACAACTCCCCAGCGCGGAGAGCACCCTAGACTGTCACACCTAAGGCTGTCGTGTCAAATGGGACTTACCATTCGACAGACTTATTCGGCTACGATCATGCGCTGACAACACATGACGCCCCAACTTGACCTTAGGGGAGTCTTGCGACTGTTGGAGTCCCCCCTTCACCCACGGTAGCCGGGTGTCAATCTCTACCCATCTTGCGTTAACGCTAGAATAGAGAACCGCTTGGCACCGGTGGAAGGATTCGAACCCTCGACACATGGTTTTGGAGACCACTGCTCTTGCCGCTGAGCTACACCGATTTGGTTCGGGGAGAGTTTGGATGACTTCTACCTAGTCTCCCCGGTTTCCCAGGGAGAACCCTGGGAGTCAGATATTCGCCTGCTTGGGCAGGAGCCAGCATGAGGCTGGTCGCCCACTTGCGAAGATATCTGTTACTTGATAACCTTTGGTCTTCACTTGCTGCCTCCCTTCGTTGCGCTTGGCTTACGAGAACTACATTACACCCGTAGGGGGTGTCCGTCAACCCAGAATGGCAAATTCTTGGGGATTTTTCCGGATTTCTAGCGGCGAACCGCGAAACTCCAGGTCAGATACCTGCGACTACCGCACCAGCGGAAGTCTGACCGCTGACGGTGCTGACGGCGAACGTCAAGCTGAACGTTGCGGACGCACCCGAAGAGGCGTCTCCCTCCGGTGGGGTGAGACCAACAAGAAGGGCGTCCGGATAGACGCGCTCAGTCCCGTAGACGCGAAGGTCGCAGTCAAGGTCGTAGATCGTCACGTTGTAGTAGACGGCTCCGACCAACTGGGAGAGAACCTTCAGGGCTGCTCCGTCGCGGTCGGGGTCGTACGGGCGGGTCAGAGTGATGTCGCCAATCTCTGCGGGAGCGCAAAGAGTGGACGGGAACCTGTCCCCACCATCGTAGACCTTCTCGACGGCAGCCGTGATTTCGCCACCGCTCACCTGAGCGAAGAAGCTGTTAAAGGCCGGTCCGCGGGTGTGTCCACCCGTCACCGTGGACGGAGTAACTTCCGCTACTACCTGGCGCTGTGCTTGCTTACCCATCTATATCCTCCGCTCAGACGACCGAGCTAGTTAGGTTGGACTTAACGACTTCGACCTCGATGCGGTCTCCGACGCTGCTGATACGGACGCCCACCTTGGCTCGGATGAGTCCCTGTGCAAGCTGTTCCGTTGGGTTCAGCGCATCAGTGACCTCAACGGAGTAACCGGGGTCGATCTGGTTGTTGTTTGCGTCATACGCTTCGAAGAGACCGCCCGCAGCGCGGATCGGCTCAAGGATAGCGATGAGGCGAGCCTCGGTGCGACCGAAGACCGTACGGCGACCGTCGATGACGGAGAACACCAAGTCTTCAAGAGTGCGCTCGGACTCTACGACGATGTGATTGAGAGTGTCCTGCTGCGTGATGTAGCGGTAGTTCTCTTCGTCACCGGAAGCCGAACGGGCACCGTAGATTCGTACAGTTCCCTGGATGACACGGATAGCGTTGACACGTCCCGCATCGAGTGCGTCACCGGTTGTCTTGTCTACCGTAGCGGACGTCCCAGTGATGAAGCTTGCGACAGACACGACGCCTGCGCCTGGCTGCCAAGGACCAACCTTGTTCTGAGCCATCGAACGCTTCGCCGCCACATAGGACTCCGGAGAAAGCGTCAACGACACTCCACCGGCCCCAGGGACAACAACGTGAGGGTAGTAGAAGCTAGCTGAGGACGCATATTCATGCGCCGCATATCCGGCAACTTCAGCGATGGCGTCATCGTCATCGAACGACGGGTCGAAGCCCATAACGGCGATTCGGCTGTTTACTCCCGCATGATCCAGTAGAGCGTTGTAGATGGTCGCTCCGAACTGTCCGGGGATCGCAACGGCACCGGCTCCAAGTTCTTCACCGAACGCCGTCAGACCGGCGACATAGTTGGCGCTCGTAGCTGCCGAGCCGTTCGCTCCAGTGGAAAGAGCAGATGCGACTGCTGGGACAAGGACGGCAGTTCCAAGGATGGCCGTTGCGTTCACATAGATTGATGCGACCGGGCTGGTGTTCAACTTGTTTACCGCAAGGCTGACAGTTGCAACTTCACCAGTAGTGTACTTAAGGACATCGTTGTAGAACAGCTTCAGAACGAAGCCGCCAGCCGTACCGGCCTCAACGGAAACATCGACGTTTGCAGACCATGAGCCAGGGTTTGCCGCCTCAAGAAGAAGCGCCGGGGTAGCACCGGAAGAGTTGAGGGTCTTGGTTCCCACTGTAGCGGAGCCCCCAACAACACGGGAGACATAGGCACGGGTTCCACCCTCTTCGAAGAAGGTACGAATCTGCTGGTGAAGGGTATTGGAAGCGGTGTAATCGCCGTAATATCCCTCAAAATCAGCTAGACCCTGAACGAGAACAGCTTCACCCACCGGTCCGCGCTCGGCAGTGCCGACAACGAAGTAAGTTGAGGCGGGCGCGACGGTCACCCCGGTCGGTCCCGTTCGCACTCCGGTTGTTACGCGTACACCTGGCATTCTCTCGTCCTTAAAGTCGAACAGTAAGTAGCGAGTCGATTATACACGACGTTCGCTCACATCAGTTGAGGTTGCGGCTTGTTTGTTACTCTGATAGTACCCGAATAAGGCCAACCTCTATTGCACCTTTTACCACAGGATCGTTAGCAGCCACATAGGCGCGCGCCTGACCGGCAACAGTCTGCCCGTCACTGTTCACGACAGTAGGAGTTGTCGCAGTATTGACGACGAGCAACTTCTTCTTCGCCTTGCCCGCCAACTCCTGAATCTCTGACCCAAAATTCAAGTTATCCATCTTCTCTGAACGCTTCATTTTTCCTCAACTGTCTGGCATTAAGAGAGCCCAATTGCTCGCCTCAACACGAATATTGTCTACGGTCCCAAGACTTCTTCTTGTGACCTTCTCGTTAAGCGTGATGTCGTAAGCCACGTAGGCTCCAGCACGCCACATCTGCGCCTTAGCGGCATCGATGTCCGAATACTCTTCGATCATCGTACCTTCATCAATCTTCACTTCCCGGTGAAGGTTATCAGCATGAAGCAAACATTGATGATCCAAAAGGGCGGTTCGTACAACCATTAGAAGCGTGTCCCTCGATTCGGTTACTTCAGCCTCGGAAGGTTGAAGGTCCCAAACGTAGGTACGGGCGGCATAGGCAACACGATAATGCGGATCAAGATTACCGTCGTAGTCTACCCGTTCCATCCCTCTTGTGGAGGTAATAACCGTATAGCAAACCGGAAAATCGTCTGTGCCGTTCAAAAGACTGGCAGGTTCAAAGTTGTGATAAACAGTAGGGACAGCTAGTCGATCGTCGTCAAGTTGTAGCAGGTTTCGATAATCTTGGACGCGTTCCGGTAGGTCTTGTTCCAAATATTCAGTTACGAACTGCTTGGCTGCCCAAGCGCCAATCATCACGCGAAGAGACTCCTATGTCCCATAATGTGGGCCGCTGCGTCATTACCGACAGCGCGAGCGAACCCCGGTGGTTCGAATACTATCTTACGGGAAGGCATCTTCGACGTACCGCTTTGATGGAAATGAGCATATTTTACAGCGGTGCCAAACTGGGCGAAGGTAGGTCGAATCTCGTTGGGCGCACCGCGTAGAGAAGTGAGGCTGCCCATGAGGTCGCCTGTGCGTCGAAGTACGGGCCATGGGTACGGCCGTGACCGTGGAGCCCACCCGCCAACCGGAAGACCCCCGGTTCCGAAGTTTTCCGCATTAGCCGAAGCCAGACGCTCGCGGGCGCGTTCGAAAACTGGGATGAAGTCATGCGAACGAGCCGACATTGCTTCTAGGTTTTCAATCGTTTTCCCTAGATCAACGTCAATCTCGATGCGGATACCCATTAGATTCGCTGCCTTCTATACCGGCGAGCACTATCCAACTCTGCCTGTGTGAACCCAATGGGAATAGCCCTCTCGGGATCACCCTCAAAGTTCTGTTTTCCAACATTCTGGTCATACAGATTTGAGGTTTCACGGGTGGCGGCGCGAAGAATTAGAAGCTTGAAAAACGCCAAGGCTCCAGGCTTATCCCATTCCAATCCTGCCGTGTAACTGACCTGAATGACGCTTCCTGGTGTGGCGTTAAAGAACTCAACACCCCACCGTTCCTGAACCCAGGTACCGGCGCTGCGCTCGATGGGTGA